TTTTCATATCTCTAACATATAAATCTCTTACTTGTTCTTGTTCAAATCCTTCCATACTAGCGACAGGTCTATAAGTTCCTAACCCTGGTCCACCCATCATTGAATAACTAGCGGCAAGTTTCATACCTACTCTAACATTTTTCATAATTGTTTCAGCATCATTAGTGCCTCTGCTACTTCCAGGTAATCCTTTTTTAAATGCTTCTAGGTCACCTTTCGCAGCGGCAGCTCTCATCTTACTAGCACTCATACCTTCTGCGCCTTCGGCATCAGGATCACGAGCTCCAGCAGATACAACTTTTATATCTTCAAAGTAATAATATCCGTGTCTGGACTTCACATTGTTATATCTTTTTAGTAAAGTATCAAACTCTCTAACTCTATCACTACCAACAACCATAACAACTCTATGGTAATCATCATATAGTTTTACTAAAATATCTAATACGTTGTTTGATGGATTGATCTCTATGTTTCTAGCGTGTGTACGAAACATTTGTTTCATTAAACGTAATTTATATCTAACATCTAATGGGTTCTTTTTAGGGTCTTCACTTCTACTTAAATATATTTTATAATCTCTAGCTTGTGTTTTAACTTTATCCATTAACTTTTGATGACCTATTGTTGGTGGATTAAATCTACCAAAAGTAAATGCTATTGTTTTAGGTACTGAAGCTTCATGCATTTCTAAATCTTTTATTTCTTTATCTGAAACTTTACCATCTTCTAAAATTTCTTTACACTTCTTGTAGAATTTTAAGTAGTGATATTTTTCTAGGTACTTGTAGATAATATTTTTAGGTAGTTTATGTTTCTTACCAAACTGTCTAATCTCATCTGGTGTCATATCGTCATTGAAAGCACTTTGTCTTTGTTTGACTACATCATCACCTATATCAACTAATACCTCTATACTGTCTTCTATCTCGTCTAGTTTAGTATTAATTTTGTCTTGTAAGTTTAACACATCATCAGTTGTCAAACCTTTTAGTTCTTCGTAATCAATTAAATCTCTAGCTAGTTCACCTTTGACTACATCTATCTCTTTTACTTTTTTCTGAAAGTCAGCTTCATATTTTTCTGAATCAAATGTATCTTCGCTGGGTCTTCTTACAAATTCGTTTTCATCTATATCATAAACACCATCAGCCATTGCGTCATTCTTTTTCTTTAATTCAGGATCGGTAATAACATAATAATTGATTGGGTGTTTAGTACCTGGAATAAGTTTACCATTTATGCTTCTTAAACTAGACGCTAATTCTTTTCTAACTTCTTCTCTATCTTTTTCTGGAACATCAAACAAGATATTCATATCTAAATCTGCATCGTCTCTATATCTTTTAGTAAGTATAGAACCAATTAATGAATATTTTTTTACTGGATACTTCTCTTGGAATTTGTCTATTTGATTTAAGATAATATCTCTAACACTTTGTTTAAGTTTAGGATTATTTGTATTAGCGTCATCAAATACACCTGGCGCATATCTTTGTCTAGGTATATCTATGATACTTTCTTTTATGTAATCTTTAAATCTCATGTTCTTTGTTTTGCTTTTAATTCGTTTGCTATCCATTGTTTAGCTGTTAAATTTTGAGGACTTGTTCTCAATTGACTTCGTATATATCTCGCAGCTGTGTTGAGTGTTAGTGTTACTAATTCTTTTTCACTTTTATTGTTATCAACAATTAACATTCTATTAGGACTAAAAATTCTTTGAAAAGAACCAATATTTCTTTGTACTTGATTCCAGCTATTAGTTACAATGTATTCTGGTATTGTTCTAGGTCTATTCTTATTTCTTTCTAACGCTACTTCTAAACTTGTATTAACAAAGATCATATAACTATCATAACCTATAAGGTCTAATTGTCTTTTTTGACTATTGATTGTGTTTAAATCTCTACCAGTTGCGTCAATAACTAAACCTAATCTTCCTTGTATGTAAGTATCTAATTGAGTAGCAGTAGTCATCTTTGCTTTAGCTCTTACAATGTTTCTAAAGTATTCTTCTTCGTCAGGCATCTTTAATGATAGATTACCTTTCTTCATAGCTCTTTCAAATGCTGCGTCAGAGTTAACAGTTTTTAATCCTGTACCACCAAAGGCACCAGCTGTTACAAATGACTTACCACTTCCAGGTCCACCAGCTAAAAAGAAAGCTTTGAATATACCTGGGTCGTAAACACCCTCTCGCAATATTTGATTTAGTTTTTTCATTAATTATTTACTTTTGCTCCAGCTCTCCATTGATAACAAGACCAATATCTAGCTTTTGTTTTTGGTCCTGGATCAGCGCAATTGTGTCTTGCTCTAAATGACTTTCTTCTAGCTGGATTATCTCTCTTAATAGATAGACCAGTTGTATCACCAAATGATACTTTCTTAATCTTGTCGCCATCTTTTACATACACATAAAACTTTTTAGAACCACCTCTAATAGGGTCGTTTAATTTTACTTTCTTACCTTGATACTCTGCCTCTTGTAAAGGCTCATTTTCGTGTTCAAATATTACTTCTTCACATTGTATATCATAATCTTCAAATTGTTTAAATGTTTTAGTCATTAATTACTCCATCCTTTTGGCATTGTAAAGTTAGCTCTACTAAATTCCATTCTGTCAACTAACTTAACTGCTCCTGCTATTTTATCTACTGCTACATATCCTTCTGGACTTGTTACTCTATAACCAGTAGAAGTTTTTAAAAAATGTCCTATGCTTTGTATTTCACTCATCTTCTTTATCAAAAAGTCTTTAGCATTTTGTAAAGTAACATGAGAGGCAACAGCCATCACTAAAGCATTTCTATTTCTATCTATAAATTTTAAATTTGTTGCTAATATATCTTTGTACTTTTGTTTTCCTTTATCTGTCTTCTTACTATCAATCTCTGCTTGTAGAATATTAATATAGTAATCTCTAAACATATCTACTAAAGTTCTAACTTTGGCCATATGGCCTGATGATCCTCTTATGTGATGATTAAAGAAAGTTTTTAATCTAAACCCTACACCCAAACCATCAGCAGATGTTTCACTCATTTTATCTAACAAAGGTGCTGCCTTTGATAGAGAGCCTTCAGCCATTCTTAATTTTGCGTTGAATTGTGCTAGTTCGTTTCTTGTAAGTTTCGCAGAACCAGATACATCTTTGTAACCAGCACTCGCTAGAAATACATTTGTTGCTCTACCTCTAACTGTACCAAATCCAGCTGTCATACTATCTAAAGTTTTACCTGTATATTTTGTGTGAAAAACAATTCCCATTCTTGCTCTACTAATCTGTCTACCAATACTAGAGTTTGCTTGAACAGCATATGTAATTGTATTAGGTGTAAACGAAATCATATCGTCACCATCTAAACTAATCTTTTTTAAATCTGATTGTGAGAAAAGAAAGTCGCCTTGTAATACGCCTTTAATACCTAAACGTTTTAATTCTTTTAATGCGATTGATAATTTAGACGCTAATTCACCAGAGTGATTTTTTCTTATATCTGCGTTAGTGTAATTTACTTTAGGATTTTTATTGAATACTGATTTTGTACCGACAAAGAATTTGTTGTTTTCTGGATTAATACCACAGATGATAGCTGGTGCGCCATCCCATTTAACTGTCATATTAACTTTTTTATTTGAAGAACCAGCGAGCATATCTCTCACCGATCTTAAAAAGTTTAACGCATTTTCTCCACCCTTTGTACCACGATTTATTATATCGTCTTCTAGGTGTTCTAAATGTGTATTTCTATCTTGTGTTGTTTTTCCTTTAAAACTAAACATTTTTCTCTCATTTTATCCATTACTATAACCACTTGTTCCATATAAATCAATCTTGTTTATTATATTTATAAGACTAAACTCTTGTCCATAAGAATTTAGGTATGCCACCATTGGGTTGCCATACTTTATGTTTGTTTTGAAACTTAACTAATTTGTGTGCGTCTTCTTCAAAAAAGTATTCACTAATAACATTTTTATTTGGTTTTTCTATGACCTGCCATATGATTTCTTTACCTCTTTTTACCATTTTCTTTGTATATGATAAATCAGGTTGAAGATTATTAGGTCGTTTGTCGCCTTTATGAAATCTTACTTTTTGTTTCTTAGCCATTATAATTTAAAGTCACTAAACTTTTCATAACTTTCCTCTGGAGTGGGATAATTTTCTTTTTCTTTTAACTCTTTACCACCCACTATATTTTGTGCTGAGTTTTCTGTATCATATAATCTCATTTTTTT